CTTCATCATAAGGACAATCAAAGTCAGGAACCATTGGAAGTCCACTGAAGTCTACGCCCTTAAATCCACCATTAAGCTCCATGCTAGACGTATAACGTCTGTCTGGACTTAATAGTTGCCCGTAAGCACTAAATACATCGTGGTGAGTTAAGATATACTTTGGTTCACCCTTTTTCATTGCCTCTAAGTGAGTGCTGTGAAGAAGAGCATCTGTCAAGCTACGTTGTGTTGTTGAATCATCCACAAAAGCCTTCCACCAAATATATGTGGAGCGAGCTTGTCCTTGGAATGTATCCAAGTTAGTTGAGTCATCAATAATAGCTTTAAGACCAGTCAGTTCTGCATTTACGTTTGAAGTATCTGGAGAAGAGGCTGTATGAGCCAAGTATACATAATCGTTATCAGCAATACCTGTAGCAGAAGCTACTGTCATTGTGTTATTACCTGTGATAGCTGAAATAGTGGTATAAGCTGCTGAAGCTGCTGCTGTAGCAGATGAGCTAAACATTACTGCATTACCAATATCAAAATTATCAGTAGTATTCTTACCACTCATTGGAGTATCAAAGGTAAGAGTTGTATCTGGAGAAGCATCATTAACACGACAAATTACACCTGTTCCAACACCATAACCTTGACGGCTTAATTGGCGTTGCATGTCATTTTTAGCACCTGTATATTCTGATTCCAATGCGTTAACAAGGAATTCTTTAGAACGATTAGATGCTTGAAGAGCCACATCTGTAAGCGAAACTTGATGAAAGTTATATTTCATCGCGACATTCGTTTGTAGATATGACTGGTTGCCTGCTGTAGGTAGAGTCAAAGTCTCGGAACCTGCGGCAGCACCCACATTACGTCCATAGTGAACGGTAATGTACTTGGTGGTCGCGCCAACGCTATGTGATACATTACGCAAAATATTCATGAACAAGACATTTTTTATAAAAACCTGTTCATGTACAAATTTGTCGTAAATCCTCATGGCTGCACCAGCAAGATTTGTAACATTCTGTCCCATATTAAATTAGATTAAAGTAGATAAACTACATCTCTTCATCGGCAGTATCCATAGCTTCTGTAACCATCTGCCGAAGATCCAAATCTGATTTAGGAGCCTCTCCCTCACTAGGAGTATGACCACCTTCAATCGGAGAAGGAGTTTCTACATCTTGAACCTTTTTTGGTTCTGTCATACGTTTCTTGGCTTCGAAATCAACAATTTCATTATGATATCGTTCATTAAAAGCCTGTTTAGGAGTTAAATATAAGAAATCATTATCTTTTTGCCATCGTACTATTTCGTCATCATCATACTTTGGCTTGCCATCTTTGCCATCCCATTCTTTTTCCATTTCCTTAATTTCTTTTTTAATAAGCCCTTGTTTACTCTTTAAATCCTCTTCTTTTGTCCTCTCTTCGTTGCCTTTTTTAATCATCTCCTGAACTTGTGATTCAGTAAGAGGAGTTTCTTCCGCAGGAGTTTCTTCCTCTGGACTAAAGACACCTTCAAGTTTCTGAATAGTATCTTGGGATTTTTCAAGAGAAGTTTGGATTTCACCGATTTGTTTCTTAGATTCTTCAGCGTCCATTTTTCTAAATTCCCTCTCTTCTTTAAGAGCCGTATTAAGATTGTCAATTTGCTCCTGTTTTTCTTTTGCAGTTTTATCATCCTTTGGAGTTTCAGCTGGAGTCTCTTTTGGAGCCTCTACTGGAGTTTGATCTATTGCTTTAGATTCTCCTGGTTGATTAGGTTTTACGTCGTTAGACGGTGCAGCTTCAGGTGATTTTGGATCGGACGGTGATCCACCCTCATCCGTAGGTTTTGGTACGTCCTTAGTGTCTTGTGGCATAATACTTTTTTAATTATTAACGATAATTTGATGACCCAGTAGCCGATCTGGGAATTTAATTATTTTGATTGTTCTGCGACCTTTTTTTCCTGTGCTCTGGCAAATTCTCTTGCACCCTTGAAGTCGCCCCTTTTAAGATGTTCTGAAATTCTTCGAGAAATAATATTAAAGTGCTCCCCACCTACAATACCTTCAGGTAATTTTCTCATTAACCTTCTCTTTAACTTAGAGGGAAAAAGCAATCCAACCGTTGCTTTCCTTGTCTTAATAGCAGATTTAGCACGACTAGGTGCACTTAATACGCTACCGCCTGTTTTTTCTACTCCTTCTCGTATTCGTTTGAGAAACGACTTTGGGTTTATTGGCATATTTTCTTTTAGTTATATTTTTAAGTGTTTGTGTATTAGCTCCCATATTGTTGTTCATTAGCTATATGATCATCGAAGATATCTTTGGCTTGTTCGTAAGCATCCTGATTCTGCTGAATGAATATCATATGAAGCTCTAAATGTTCAGGTGTCCAGAGAGCCTGTGGAGTCATTGGAGGTATTTGACTTGCTGCCATAGCCATATTCTCTTGATCAGCCAAATCAGCAGTATCCTCTGGTGCATCTCCATCACTTCTATGACTTTCCTTCTGTTTAACCATTTCTTCTTTAAATTTCTCTTCTTTATTCTTTTTTACCCTTGCTATAATGTCCCCAACGTTTGAGATAGAGAGTTTTTCAAGCAATGTTTGTTCATCAACTATTCCTGCTTCTGCTAATCGAATTAACCACTCTCTCCTGTTTTCTTCATTATAAGATATCTCGGGAACTATTGCAACCTTAACTTGTGAAGAATTTATTTGAATAGCATCCTCTGGAGCATTCTTAACATCCCCAATAAACTTAATTTTCTCATTTTCTTCAATAATTTCTTCAGAAACTAATTGATTATCTGCAATAACTTCTAGAATAAATTCGCCAACATCAGCCAAAAACATCTCTAAATTCTCGATTGGCTCTGCAACAGTTTGTGCATCTGCCGCTTGTAATGCTTCAATACCCTTGCCAGATTGCACAGAAGATGGTGCTCTTCCCAATGAAGCCTCACGAATCCCGCCTAATTCTTCTATCCAACGCTCTAATCCTTGTATATAAGTAAATGGAGTTGAAGGAAGTGGTTGTAGATTTTGCTGTACAGGGGCTGTAGAACCCTTATAATAAATCTTTTCAGCTCCTTTATCGGTTATAGAAGAGACCTCAACACCCTGTTTAATAAGATATTTACCTGCAAGCATTCTCTGAATATAACCCTCAACTTGAGAAACACTCTTATCTAAAGATTTATTCATTGAAATAAGGTCTTTAATCCAAGCATTACTATAAATAGCATTAGCATCTCTTTCAGGATTATAGCTAAATATAGGATATCTGCGATAATTTGGCTCATATACCCTTATTAATTGCCCACCAGCAGTGGTTAATACGCGAACAAAAGGCTTTCCTGTTTCATCATTCCATTTAATCCATACCTCTCTAACCATAGTAGATTCTAGATCTTCAGAAGATTTTACCTTATCACTTCCATATTTCTCCATATCTAGAAGATCTTTATATTGTGTTGCTGTTTCCTCATCTCCACCTCTTAAATCGCCTTTAACTGTATAATTAGGATTATTCTTAATTGAATTTATGGGTTTTTTAAACGCCTTTATAATATAACGGCATTTTTGAACACTTGGTGCAAGAGGATCAAAGAATACATCAAAAGTATCATCAACCCAGAAATCTAGGTAATTTTTACCTCCACGCTGTATTAACCCACCCTCTAATATACCAACTGAAAATTTCAATGAATTTGTAATAACATCAGTTAAATGCAAAGGAATTCTGCGAGTTCTATAGATATTCTGAAGAATCTTATTCTGTTTAATTGCTTCTGCAAATGCTTCATTGGTTACATTGCTAGGATGTACTTCCCAACGAGGCTGATTTGATTTAACAAAATTCTTAACCCCGCGAATCTGTGCCTTAACCTTATTTACTGTGCGCCTAATTTCGCCTTCAGTAACAGGAATTGCCTGTACTTTATTTAATGTTTTATTATAAACAACCCAGTGGTCGCCTCTAGCAAAACGCTCATTAATATACCAATTTCTATGCAGCTTTAAATACTGCTTTACTGTATCATCGTAAAGAGTATCAATATATTGAGCTGCTTTTTTATCTCCCACATTGACTTTTTGTAAATCTGTTAAATTCATAATTTAAAATAATTAATCCAGTATTTTCTGTTAAAATTAGTTTTCATATAGTTTATTATATTCTTCCAATACAGATTTTTCTAAAGAAAAATAACTCTCATTTGTCAACGGATGAAAAATAGATACTTTTTTTTCAGCAACAGTTTTCTCTGGAAACACTAGCCTTATCTTATCCTTATCATCTAATCTTGTAAATAATGCAATATTATTAAGAAAAAGCCAATCATCTACAATAAAAGATACAAAGCCTACATGTCCTTCTTTCGGAACTATCCTATGAATTTTTATTTTACTGATTATCATTTTGCTTTATGGCTTGTATAAGCTCTTCTGGCGGCACTTGATCTAACTCTACTATTTCATCCTCTGGAGGTGCTACAGATATCTTTCCTTCTATGGGAATAGAATCTGAATAACTATCTAGATCTTGGCTTTTAATTGCCCTAACAGCTTCACGAAATCTCTCCACTTCCGCTTTTTGATTCTTTTTATCATTAAAGTAGATAAAAGCTAGAGATGAAATAAATAGAACTGATAATATAATTGGTGCAAATAGAACTGATAATATAATTTGACTACTCATGTGTTTCAGGTTTAATAGTAATGGCTATATCTGATGTTAATAAGATACCTGCCGTAGAAATAGCATTCTGAATTTCATTTCTAACAACCTTAGTTGGGTCTATTATACCAGCTTTTAATAAATCTTCATACTTTTCAGTTAAAGCATTATATCCTTTACCATGATCTAAGACCTTACCAACTACCTCTTCTCCAGATTGACCGCCATTTTCAGCTATCACTCTAAGAGGAGATTTAAGGGCTTTTGCTATAATCTCAACGCCTGCTGTAAACTCTCTATCTTCATTATCTATATCTAATTCCTTATAACAATCTAATAATGCACACCCACCACCCACAACAATTCCTTCTGCTATAGCTGATTTAGTTGCATTAAGTGCATCTTCAACTCTATATCTAAGTTCATGCTGTTCGCTTTCTGACGCACCGCCTACCTTAATTTTAGCAATAGAGCCAGTTAATCTACCTAATCGTTCTTTTAATTTCTCTGTATTAAATAGGTCTTTTTCAGTCTTTAATAGGGCTTTTACCTGTTTAACGCGTTCTTTAATATCTCCTGCTCCGCCTGTTATAATAGTATCATATTTACTAATGATAATATTTTCAGCAGAACCACAATCTGCAACTTCAGCATCTTCTATCTTTTTAGCCGCTTCTTCGCCTAATACTGTAGCACCAATAGAAGCTGCTAAATCAAATATAATATCTTCTTGAAAACCGCCAAATGATGGAAGCTTAACTGGTACGCATAAGAATTTACCTTGCAAGTGATTCTGAATTAAGAATGCAAGAGCTTGCCCCTCAATATTATCAGCAAAGAGAACCATTTCTTTCTTTCCGCTTTCTAATAATTTCTGCATTAAAGGTACAAGTTGGCTATGATATGAAATTACATCCTTTACTATAATAATCACTGGCTTTTCTAGCTCTACCTCTAATTTTGCAGGATTATTGATAAATACATGCGCTTCATAACCTTGTTCAAATTTCATGCCCTTAACATACTCTACTTCGGTTTTAAGAGCATTTGAAGTTGTTACAGTTACTACGCCATTATCTCCAACTTCGTTTAATACGCTAACAATCATCTTCCCAACTTCTTCATCGTTATTAGATGAGATTGTCGCTACTTGTAATTTTTGTTCATCTGTTGTAATTTCTTGAGAATTCTCTTTAAGTAAATCTACAACTTTATCTTTAGCATAATCCATTCCCTTTTTAATAAGAATAGGATTCATGCCCGAAGCTACTGCCTTATGCCCTTCTTTTAGGATCTCTTGCAATAAGACAATTGTTGTAGTAGTTCCATCCCCTGCTTCACGATTAGTGTTCTCTGCTGCTTGGCGAGATATCATAACCCCCATATTCTGAAACTTATCTTCTAAGAATACCTGTTGGGCTACTGTTACCCCGTCTTTTGTAATAGTAGGATAAGAACTTTCTTCGAAGATGACGTTATTACCACGAGGACCAAGTGTTGCACTAACCGCTTTAGCAGTTATATTGACGCCTTCTAAGATTTTATTCCTAGCATCTTGATTAAATAAAATTTCTTTATACATATTTTTTATGTTTTATTATTGGAAAAATATCCTTTCCAATAATCTTTATTAAAGTTTGTTTTAGCTGACAATTTTGACATAAACATATTAAATTATTAGGATCTAAATTCTTCTTATCATAATCTATTATTCTTGGTGCCACTTTTTTTCCGTCCAAGCAGGAATATTTCCTTTCTTAACTAAACTAATCTTTCTTCTTGTTTCTTCAGAATGTTTCTTGTCTGCTTCTCTTTTTCTTATCTCTTCCCTTTTTTTAGGATCGTTATATACCTTTTTATTTGCTATAAAAATTTTATCACCCCAAGTAATTTTTCTACCTTTTTGTGCCTTACTCATTTTTTTCCTAGTTTCTTCAGAATGTTTATACCCTTTTTGATGTTTATAAACTCCTTAAAACATCTTCCGAACTTTCTGAATAATCCGTAGTTCCGATTATGTCATCTTCATGAATGAAGAAGTAATCTTGGTCCTTTAATGTTAATTGATAAAGGGCGTACCGACCACATATTACAGTTTCGCCTTTTTTATATTCGCCAGTGCTTTCTAAGACTTTACAAGTTAAGAGCCTTTTATCTTCATCAGACTCTTGAATAGCCATATCTACGCTAGTTTTGTAGTCTTTATGCTTCTGCACCAACAATATCTGGTTCTTTGGTTGAATCTTCATCTTTAATCTCCTTAATTCTTATTACAGGGGCGACTTCCCCATTTTGGAACACAATATTTGCCGCATACATTTCTAAATTATGTTCGTCTTGTAGTTTTTTAAAGCCCTCTTGAAATTTTGCGACCTTATCTGCAAATTCCTTTTTAGCTTCTTCGGCTTTTTCATTAGCCTCCTTAACCTTTTCCTCGGTTGTTTCATTTGACATATTTTTTACGTTAATTATTTAAGATGTTTTCCTTCTACGTCTCTAGCCTCTCTATCTCTTGTACGTTCATTTAACCACAATAATGCTTCTTGCATTTTAGTAATTGCAATTGAATTTTCACGACAAGAAAATCTACCATTAAGATCTTCTAATCGCTCAATAGATACACGAAGCATTTCTTCTATTGTAGTACCATTAGCATAACCATCTTTATCATTATACATTTCATAGAACACAACTGTTTGAAATTTCTGTGTTCCCTCTTTATCATCTACATTTGAATAATCTTTTTTAAATTGCAAAAGAGCATATTCATTTGACTTTTTAGTTGTTGTTACTTCTTCTGAATATCCAATATTAGTCATATTTTTTAATCTTGATCCCAATTATGCGTTATGATTTGGGGTTTTAATAAATTAGCAATATCTTTTTGAATTCTAGTTTTTGGTTTTGACGGGTTCTGAGGAGTATTAGGGCGGGTCATCATCATATAACGAAGCGTATCAACTGCATGGTCATCTTTCTTAACTGGTTGTTCTGATTTATTACGGCTCTTTTGCTGTATTTCAGTATATTCCTGATATCTATAATGTTCTAATTCCCAGCATAGATTAGGGCATTTATCCTTAAAAATGTACAGGTGGGCTTTTTGGTCTTCATTTAATTGGAAATATTCTCTAACACGGGTTATCCCTGCATCTACGTCATTATTACCAGGTTCAAAGTCCCAACCATGATCATAGAATTCTTCTATTACTGAATATTCTTCCTCTTCTCCATCTTTCTTCTTAACTCTATTCTTAGCTCTTGTTGAAGGGTCTATTACTCTTATTCCAAAGGCAGAATCAATTAATCTGCGTCGCTCTGAAAGAGAATTCTCAATTAAATCCCCCATATATGGAGAGAATTTCTCAAACATATACTTAGAGGAATAGGAAGGAAGCCCTGCCTTATAATACTCATCCACTATATAGAGAACATTCTCCTGCGTCCAAATGCCCACTAAGGCGCAGGTTGGATTTCTCTGCCCAAAGTCTAGAGAGAGCAACTGCTCGTATGGCTCTTGATGTTCAAATGCACTTATGAAATGTATCTTAGGATCAAAATCACAGAAATCATTACCATAGATTAATTTACCGGATTTAGTAGTAAAGTCTATTTCATACTCTTTATTCCACGCTGCTTTGGTAACACCCTTTTTCTCTTCTTTAACCCATTCAGCCCCATCCCTCTCAGGATCTTTATTAGGATCTGCAGCATAATGAAGCATTATAATAGAGAAAGTATTCTTATTCTTCCAAAATTTAAGACCCCTTGCTAACTCTGGTTTTTTTACATCTGCGAACATGTTATACTTCTTATTTTATCATATCATTTCTTGAGTATCGAAAACAAGTGCCTCAAAAAAAGTTCCGTCCTCCGCAGTTGAAACTCCAGTGAATCGCCCCTTACCTGAAATTGTTGGCTTTGAAGCCGTATATGCTGTTTTAGCCTCTGGCTGAAAACCCATTTCATCAGAGAAAATGCCAGAAGCAGTGTGCATTCTTAATATCTCGCCCCCTTGAGGAATACCCCTAATCTCTGAATTAATCTGAGGAAAGCCTAGCTTACAGAAAATATGCTGTCCTTTATTCTGAGGGTTTGCCTCTAGTGGGCATAAGCCCGTTTTTGGATCTTGATACCTTTTAAGGAAGAAAGGCTCATGATCCCATATAAACTTAGCGCGTTTAACAAGGTCATCTGCATCATCTTCTTTTTTAGATTGAAAGAACGTCAGTTTAGCCCCATGAAATTGCGTATCCCATAAATATAGCCCCACACATACCCAAGTAATCATCATCTGCCTGCTCTTTGGAATTAAGAGCAATCTGTTCTCTAGCCATATATCACATAGTATTTGTAAGTATTCTTTCTTTGGGAAACTTTTAATAGCTGTTTCATCATCATGTACATCAAGCGTTAATGCCCAATTTGTTAGAAAGTAATAAGGATCTTTCTTGCACATTGCCCATTCAATATCCTGTAGTTCTCTTGAACCCCGTAATTGTTGTAGATACTCAACATTCATTTTTTTTCTGCCATCATTCTAGCTCTTATACTTGCTTGCGCTTTAGCCCTAGTTACGGAACTTCCAACCACTTTGCCCGTTATTTTATTAACAATCTTATACGCCCTTTTTCCTTTAGTTTTTCTGATTGTATAAGGCATATTATATTGGATCTAATTTTTGTAAAATTCTGCGGATGCTTCTAAAGAGATATTCACTCAAGTACGCCTTTGCTTCCTCTTCTTCAGTAAAGGCTTTTTGAATTGCCAGAGTATGAACAATATGAGCTATTTCGTGTATAAGCATTTCCCAATATGCCCAATCATCCTTAAATGGCTCTAAAAATAATATACTATGCCCATTTTTATGATTAAAGGCAAAAAATGAAGGAAAATTAGCTCGAAAATCCCATATCTTTTCATCATCTGATACCCATTTAATAAGATCCTTATTTAGTTTCTTTTTTTTAACAAAGGCAATGATATCTTTTTTCTCTGCTCCAACACAAACTAATATCTCATTTATAAATATTCCGGAACCTTGAATAAACAAAATTGGTTTCTTCATACATCTTGTAAATTTACTAAATAAATCAGTAGTAACTAAATAAATCAGTAGTAACTAAATAAAGATCAGTATTAACTAAATAATTTTATTATAAGAAGCTATTAGCAAGTTTTTTGGCTTTTGCCTCATCTTTTGCGACGTAGGTCTTATCTACATACTCGCGTGGGGTATCATAGCTTACATTTACTGTGAATCCATTCTCTACCTTACGCATAGTGATAGTCCTTCTCTTAGGATTTGTAGAAGGCATTGCAACAGCTGTTGTTTTATTTAGGGGCATAAATACAAGAATAGCAGACTTCTAATCTGCTAAATCTGCTATTATTTTTTCTTTTAATTCTTTCAACTCTTCAGGATTCATCTTTGATGTATCTATAGTTTCGCTCGTCTCCAATTCCACCTTCTTAGTTTCTGGTGCAAAATCCCCCTCTAACTTAGCTAGGGTATTTATAGCCTGAATCACAGTCTTGCCATCAGGGTCTATTTCTATACTTTCACCCTCCTTAGTCATTACCGTAGTTTTATCATTAATCAATTCCCCCAACCTCTTAACAATAGCCTTCCTATTCAACTTCGCCTCCCTAGCCAATTGCCTATAAGAGCCTTCCTCTTGTTCAATGAGATCCTGTATCTTCTGCTTCTTAAGCATCTTATGAGCCTCTACAGCCGCCATATTCTCATTGTCGGTTTCATAAGCAGACATATAAGCCCGCTTACCATTAAATTCTAGTGCAACGTACTCTTGAACAAATTTTAGTTCTTTTGGTGAATATTCTGTTTGTAATCCCATATAAATCAGTAGTAACTATAATTATCATAATTATACTATAAGTTAGTTTTTAGTGCAACATTCCAAATAAAGATCAGTATTAACTAAATAAATCAGTATTAACTAAATAAAGATCAGTAATAAATATCGAAATGCTTTTGGGAGTATTTTTTGGGGAAAGGAATTCATAGTTAAAGTTTAGAAAAAAGTTTAGAAAAAAGTTTAGAAAAAAGTTTAGAAAAAAGTTTAGAAAAAAGTTATTATATAGGGGTGGAGTTGGGGATGGGCATAGCCCTATTATATATAGATGCCCCCTAATTGCATATGATTTGAATATTTTGCCCCCCCGTTTGAATAGTTATATAGGAATATTAGGCATATTAGGCATAATAGGTTGATATTTTATAAGCATTATATAGCAATTATAGGCATTTTATGGCTTATGGGCTTGCTTTTTATATTTATATATGCTATTATATAAGCAATGCAAGGCAAGCTATAAATGCAATAAGCAATTTAATAATTTAATAATATATATGTTTTATAGCAATATATATATAAAGGGAAATATATATGGCAAAGGCAAAAATATGCAGAAAATGCAATGAAAGCCAAGAGCATTTTAATTATAAGTATTGGGCTGAAGGGGTATATATAATTGAAAGTGGGAAATATGAGGATAGTGATGGCAGTTTGGGCGATAAGTTTGTATGCGAATGTGGGGAAATATATAGAGGAGATGAGGAAATAAAGGCATTAAAAGATGCTTAAATGCAAAGCAATTAGGGCGAAAAGCCCTTTTTGCTTATATTTATTATATGAGAATTAAATGGTTTGGGTATGCAAAATGCAATGGTTTATGTATGAGGTTGATATTTATAAGCTAAAAATAGTTATATAAAGGCATAACTAAAAAATGAGGTTGATTTTTATTTTTAGCTATGCTATTATATAAGTAATGCAAAGGGCAAGCAATTAGCTAACCTTCGCACGCACATAAACATTATAAATAATTAGGCAATAAATAACGGGCAAGCAATTAGCTCGCCTATATTGCCGGAAAGGATAATTATATGGAAGACCAAATAACTATCTCAGCAGAAGACGCTAAGATTTTAGATTCTGCTAAGAAAGAACAAGCACGTAGGGCAGTATATATGAAGCGTCGTAATCTGCTTACAACTGCATTGCATAGCTTCTACCAAGAAAATGCAGGTAATTGTAAAGAGTTGGATGCTTATATGGCAGACCAAGGCATAGAGCAGGAATAGTTATATAGGAGGCATAATCACGCATTATGCCTCTATATATAACCATTAAAACAAAAATATGAGAGGGATAATATCATACACAGGCAATGTTAAAGGTCTTAGAGCTTATTTAGCTACTTTAGTTCTAGGATATAGCCACTTAATCTTTTTCAGACGCAGACGTTGATTTCTGCGTCTTTTGCTTACACTGGGAATTTTGAAGGATTGTCAATGTTTATAGGGGTTTAGAGTTTGGCAATTTAGGGGTAAAAGGTTGATATTTCGTGTTTTAAGCTGTTTTTGAGCAAAAGTTGGGCTGTTTGGGGGGGTGTGGGGAGGGCTGGTACACGCTCCAAACCACTAATACTAACTAAAGATTATTAAGAAAAGATTTAAGAATAGAACAAAATATAAAAAATATATGACTCAAATTATGTCACTAAAAACCTATGTTCTTATTCAATCTGCAGTAAGACACGAATATAATAACTTTATAAAAGGTGCAATAAATATTGGTAATGACCCTGTTATTGTTATTAAACATAGAAATGTTCTATTAAAGCAATTAAAGCAATTATATAATAAAAATGCTAAACAGAGCTTACGGCTCAAAAAATAATGATTCTAGATTTCTTAATATATTATCTTAGGGCGTCATCCCTTTTATGCTGGGACACTGCACGATAATGTATTAAGAAATATGGAATTATGCGATATAACAATCAATGGAACTAGCCTATTATGCGAGATAATACCTAATCTCTTAGTTCTGCTAGGCATTCTTACGATAACTATTATGGCTTTATTAGGGATAATAGCTCTTATTACTTATTATAAATAAATTAAACAGAGCTTACGGCTCAAAAAATATGAAGACAGTATCAATATTAGAGGTATTTAACGCTAAAACAACGGATAAAGAGGTTATTATGTTAAGAAAACTAATAACTCCTAAAGATGTACGAGAATATATACAATGTATGTCCCAACAAACACCTAGTCTTCATAGTCAGGTAATATTTAATAATCTTGCTCAACGTATGTTAAAGATAGAAAAGATTATTAAATGTTATGTGAATATGGAAGAATTAGTGCCAAATGCAAAGGAAAATACTATTAACACATTATTTACTAATCAATAAGGAGATTATAAAGATTACTAACTAAAGATTATAGAGATTATAAAGATTATTAAGATTATGTAGATAAGTGAAAGCAGGAGACAGGTGGAATTTGTCATAACTGCTAAGATTATTAAGATTATTAAGAATAGAATATATGAGAACAGTAATGATTCAAATGGCAATTCCAGCTCCAAATGCAGATGAAGAAGCAATAGCAGAGTCTTGTGAATTACCTAATAAGAGTATATAGAGGATAGTTTTGAAGTAATAAGAGTTATAAAGGATAATGGTCAAAAGATTAACTAGAACTTACGGCTCAAAAAATAAAAGTATTAAAAATTATCTTAATAAAATTTCATATGTCTAAAAAAATAAGATGTCCAAAATGCAATAAATTGTTAAATAAAGTAACAGTATGGTATCCAGCATCAGTTCCGCTAGAATTACAGCTTTTTCCTAGAGAATCTGTAATCTTAGAACATAGATTAGTATTAGGGGATACTATTGAAAGTGTACAATGTTCTTATTGTAAAGAAGATTTGCCAATAGATATGGCTTCATAATATTAAATCCTTCAAAAAGGAATATTCGCCCTTTGAATGGCGATAGGAACACAGGAAGGATTTAGCTGATATATTATTAAATAAGGAGATAATATGGTTATTCTAAAATGCGGAGATAAAGAATTCGCACTCACGGACAAAGAATATAGGGCTTTTCTTAAGAAAAAAGAGAGGTTAAGCCATAAAGCAGGAGAAGTATCTACTCGGGATATGACTCCAGAAGAGAAGGATGCTTTTAATCTAAAGGCATTATCTAATCCAATAAATAGGAGATTACGAGCTTTGAAAGAGCTTAATCCTTCAATAGAAGTAATAGAACAAGCTATGTTAAATGCTTGGATTTAATATGATTACATCTATATTTGCAATTCTATCGTTTAGCTCAATAATCTATTGTAGCGAAACTAAATCAGTTCTAGCAGGTCATTTAGCGGGACTATTCGCGTTAATTGCCTGTTTTTGGGCTGTTTACAATTATTAACAAACATATGATACCAACAAATAACCAAGAACTCAAGAAGTATCTTAAACGAGAAATTGATAATCTAGCAGATGTTGAGGATGATACAAGCTATACAGAGCTTGAAAGATTAGATTCAGAAGTCGCTTATGACCTTGGATGATTTCGCACTTACGAAGAAATATTAGATATTTTAGAAGATTTTTAACTAATAACTATATGGTATATCATTATGTAGACCAAAGTATCATTGATGAAATTTACAATTTCTATGAATTAGGCGAGGAAAATAATGAAAATAACAAGTTTGCGGAAGGTATTGTTAAGGACATTTTGGAAAGATACTGCAATGCTCAACACTTTAACCCTGAATTAAAGCCAGAATCCACAACAGACACACAATCTTTACTATGACATTTATCTGCCCACATTGTAATGAAGGAATTGAACATGTTCATTACTGGTTTACAAATGGAGGAACAGTTTATCTACCAGCTGATGATTGGGAAGATGATGGTGATTTGAGTATCGATGAAGCAGATTATACTTATAAATGCGAAGAATGCTACCACGAAATAGAACCTCGAATCGTTAGTACATGGTTAAATCAAGCTAGAGATGAAATAAGAGAAGCA